GTGTTTAGTGCTTTGATGGAGGACCACCAAAGTAAGAGCAGAGCCCAAAATATCGGTTCTATTTTATCAGGACACGGAGAATTTGTGAAAGATGTCATCGGCGGAAGTGCAGCCGCTTCTATAGACCCAGTTAAGTCAGGTAAGGATTTGACAACTAAAATCAGAGTTTCTATTCCATTATATAGTTCCACCTTGGGACTTTTAGCATCAAATTATTTACCACTTGTAGATGGAATCAGGCTCAGGCTCACACTCGCATCAAATGATATTGCTCTCCAATATGCCAGTGGAACTCCAGCATATACTATGACAAGAATCGCATTGAATATGGATTATTTAGACATTAATCCAGCAGTTTATTCTCAGTTGTTAGCCGAGTCAGGCGGGATTTTTAAATTTCACTCAACGGGCTGTTCAAATTTCAACAGCACTCTCCAACCAGCAGGAAATCACACTGTTTTGATTCCAGCAAGATATAGCAGTATTAAGAATTATTTTGTTGTCTTTAGAAGAAACGATTCAAACGGTAACAACGGAAGTGGAAGAGCGAATAAGAATACCACAGGTGGAAGGTATTATCCCAACTTGCAAACCTATGTTTTCAGGATTGAGGGAAGAAATTATCCCGCTATCCCTATTACTGTAAGCGATGGAACAACTTCTTATGGGGGTGAATCATTCCAAGAAGGGGTTAAGTGTTTCCACGCTTCGCATTCTCCAGATTTTGATGTTGTCTATAACAATTCTCAATATTTGAGAGGTGATGGAGTTGTTGCCACAACTGATGATGTTTCCGATGGTGCGTTTTATTTAGGATTAGATTTTGAAGAATCAGGAGCAGGAGCAATCCGTGGATTAGTCAGTGGAATCAACACCATTGATGCGAACACATTCTTAGAACTTAAGATGGACACCAATAACATCAGCATGGACTGTGATACATTTGCAATTCACGATTTAGTTATTGAGATGGATATGATGAGTGGAGCAATCACTGTCAGCAAGTAAAAATAATACAATAAAAATGATATATTATATCACATATAATATATAAGCATGGACGCATGGAATCCAGACCAAGAGCAAATAATAGAAGCAATACGAAAAGATTGCAAGGTTCTCCACGAACATCATAAAAAGCAATATCTATTAAATTTAAACTCATTGAGTTATTATAAGATACCAATTATTATTATCAGCACATTGAATAGTGTTCTCTCAGTAGGAATGGAACGATACTTACAGCAACATTACATATCAGGATTGACGTGTATATTATCATTATTGGTTGTCATCATAGGAAGTATAGAGCAATTTTTAGGAATACAAAAGAAAATGGAACTGGATTTGATAACAAGTAGAGACGCATATTTTCTTGCGATAGATATATTCAAGATATTGAGTTTAGACAGATACCACAGAACGAATGATGGAAGCGAATGTCTCAATGAAATATATGCGAGATTCGTAAAAATAACAGAAGCCAGTAATGTGATTAAGAAGAAAATAAAAGACCCCTTATTAGAGTTGCCATATAGCAATCCGCCACAGATAATATTTAGCAATACCAATTCAACAAGTTCCAGCGAATTATCAAGTTCAACAAATAGCGACAGGAGTGGCAACGTGATGTAATTTTATAATATATAAAATTGAAACATAAAGAGAACATTTTATATATAATAAGAAAGAATGCCAATTAATAAAGTAGATTACAACACCGACAACACAGTTATATATAAAATCCAATGTGTGGATGGTTCATGCGATTTTGTTTATTTCGGTAGCACCACAAATTTTGCGACACGTAAGAGTCAGCATAAATCTGCGTGTGATAATATTAATGGTAAGTCATATAATTCGAATCCGTATAAAACAATTAGAGAAAATAAGGGGTGGGAAAATTTCGAAATGTGTTTAGTAGAGGTGTATCCGTGCGAAAACAAACAACAATTAGTAATACGAGAGCAATTTTATATAGATAGTAATAGACACGATATGAATACACGTAAGGCGTATAGAACAATAGAGGAAGGTTTAGAACAGCGTAGGAAATATAATCTGGAACATAATAAAGAATACCGTGATAGACACATTGAAGAAGCAAAGAAATATGTCATTGACAACAGAGAGGTTATTAATAAAAATAGAAGCATTCGGTATGAAAAAAAAAAAGACATTTTAAACGAAATAAGAAGGAAAAAACGAGAACTAAACAAAGAACATATTAATGAAACGAAAAGACAAAAATACCAAGACAATAAAAACAAATAAAAATCTCCCGATATATTAACAAAGAAAATATGAAGATACAAGTAATTCAGACCAGCGACTTAGGTATAAAGCTAGGCAAACAGAATATTGACATGAAGCTCGGGGTCCCAGAGCCATTTATAGACAAACCGGCCGTATATGTGATAAGCGGAGCGATGGGTAGTGGAAAGTCCAGTTTAGTCGGTTCAATAATGACGGCACGAGGTAGCAACAAGGTGTTCCACAGGGTGTTCAACCGTGTGTTCTATGCAACTCCGCAAGAGGTATATGATTCGGAAGAAAATCACCCATTTAAGAATCACGCAGACGAACGTAAATTTTTTGAGTTATCAGCGGGAATGTTATTTGAAATACAAGAACAGGCTATATTAGAAAAAAAAGACGGCGGTGTAAGTTGTTTAATTTTAGACGATTTTTCAGAAGTGTATAAGAACAAGGCAATAGAAGTCCAGTTAAAGAAATTAATATTTAAACACAGGCATACGTCGACAAATATTATAATCACATTATTGACGCTCAAGTCATTACCAAAAGCGTTGCGTTCATTAATAGACGTGTTTATAGTGTTTGAGCCAAAGAGTATCATAGAGATAGAATCATTTGCAGAAGACGTATTTGCGATGAAAAAGAATAATTTGCAAGACCTTATGGATTTTGTGTATGATGTTCCATATAATTTTTTATTTTTTAATCAGAGAACCAAGACCTATTATAAGAATTTTGACAAGTTGGAGATATTGAAAGATGAAGCAAAGAAATAATATATCATGATAAAGTATATTGATAGAATGCCAAAAAAAAAGACATCTGTGATTCTAAAGGCAAAGCAGGTTCAGAATTTGAAAACAAATATTCATATTCATTTAGCACCATCCCAGAAGAGAAGAAATAAGAGAAAGAAAGCACGTGTATTTAGAACTCCAGATGTGCCACCGCCAATCAACCGCATAATCCATCAAGATATTGTATTGCCGTATAATCATGGAGCGATAAGACCACAAGGACAATCCAACCCATTGCAAAGCATCCAAGCAGAGGATTTTAGAAAATTATACAATGATATATTGAAAGATAGAGAACCAACACCTCGCACGACTTATGAAGCGGAAAGAGAAAATCAAGACGCACAAGAAGCACGTGTGAGTGTATTGAATCAATTTGATGACAGAGGAGATTTTGCGACTCCAATGGAGGAAGTGAGAGCAACAAGCACAAAAGCACCGCTCACTCAAGAAACAAGAGATAGAATAGCAAAATTGAATCAAGAAGCAAAGGGCGAAGCACGTGGGACTTTTCCAAAAAATGAAGTAACAGGACAAAGGGCAATTGAAATATTATTAGCAAAACTCGCAAAAGACAATAAAAAGAAATAAGCAGAAAATTGATTGTATTTAGGAAATCTATATAAATATAATAAAAGAGGTATATATATAGAAAAATATGAGCGAACAGTTTAAAACAGAAATCACTGCGAAGTTTATTGAAAAGGGGTTGTCAGAGTCCAGTGTGAATTTATATTTAGCAAAAGCGAAGAAATTGAATAATGGTGTAGAAATCAAGAATTTGAATTTTCTAAAAAAAACAGACGATATTAAGAAACAATTAGATGCGATTGAGAATTTGAATACAAGAAAGAGTTATGCGACTGCGATTGTGTCATTATTGAGAGAATCACAGAAGTTGCCCAAATTACTTGTATTATATCAAGGTATTATGATGGAAATGATAGCGAGCGTGAATGCGATTGACCCAGCGGTAAAAACAGAGAAACAAGAAAAGAACTGGATTAGTTGGAGCGAAGTGATTGCATTGCATAATGGATTGAAAGCAAAGGTATTGAATAGTCCCGTAGAAGAGGTCAAGGAAAATATGTTATTTAGAAAATTGTATGCGGATTATATGTTGTTATCATTGTATGTATTGTTCCCGCCAAGAAGAGCATTGGATTATTTCCAGATGGTTATTACAACAGATGGAACGATGGAAGATTTGACAAAAAACTATTATGATGTGACAAGCAACAAATTCGTATTTAATGTGTATAAGACATCAGCATCTAACGGACAGGAATCATTCAAGGTAAGTCCCTATTTGCAGGAAGTTATTGTAGAACACATAAAAGCATTTGATTTAAAACATATGAGTTTCATTTTACGAAATCAAGATAACATTGCCCCCGAATCTATCACATGGATTACAAAAAGTCTGAATAGAATATTTGATAGTAAAATATCCGTGAGCATGTTGCGTCATATATATTTGTCAAGCGAGTATGGTGAGACTGTCAAAAAAATGGACAATGATAGTAAAGCCATGAGTCATTCGTCTGCAATGCAAAAGGATTATATAAAAAATTGATTGTAAAATATTGACTCCATAATAAGGTCATCTATCAACACAAAAATTAATGTAAAAATGAGTTATGAAATAATGGAAGAATGGGATTGTGCTTGGATTAGTTATGTCATTGACCAGAATGATACGGAACTAAAAAATAAAATAGAAGGATTGCATAAGAAGAAGGGATATATTGTAGATGTTGTATTTAGAAAATTATTTTGTAAATACGAAAAGGGACTTATAACACAATATGGAGTGAAAGGGTATCAAGAAGGTCTCAGTAGTGTAGGTCAGCATTATTTTCAAGAGCGTTATTATGAAAATACGAATGAAGAGTTTATAAAATTTATTCCATTGAAAAACCTTATGACACAAAAAGGCTGCAAAATTGATTCCAAAATGTTGAGTCAATAATAAGGTCATATCCCAACACAAAACAATCAAAAAACAACAATCAAAAAATGGTAATGACAACAAAAGAAAGATTACAACAAAAAATAAAAGACAGAGGAATGACTGATGAAAACATTCTAACCAAATCGGGAATTTGTAACGTAAAGGAACTAATAGATGAAGAAAGAAGATTATTTGACCAAAACTATCCAAAAACGGTAATAGAGTTATGTATATTGGAAGAGTCATATGAATCCGCATTTAGAATTTATATTTGTATTAGAGTGCTTAAATTAATAGAGAAATTACAAAATGATTATTATAAGGAATTATTTATTAAAAATATACCAAAGGAATTCATAGATATAGCGTGTAGTTATTATATAAGAGCCTGTTGTGCATATTATAAAATGATGACGGAAGAAGGTATATCATTTGATACAATAATAAAGGAAGCTGATGTATTTAATGAAGATGAGATAATGAAAAAAATGAAAAAACAAAATCAATTTTAAAAAAAAACATAAAAATAGGTTATCGGACAACCAACATTTTTTTTATGACACAAAATGCAAAAACCTAATGACACAAAATGCTGGAAAATTGATTCTGAAAGATTGACTCCATAATAAGGTCATATCCCAACACAAAACAATATAGAAAACGACAATGTCACCACTGCTAACAAGAAAAGAATGCCAAATATATATTAATATGTCTAATGACGCTATCAGCCAGATATATTCACGAAAAGGTAACAAGGACTGGGACGACTTCATAAAGATTTCTGTAGAACTCATCATGTTAGAGAAAGTCATGTTTATGGGCTTATCCAACCCATACACTGATAAGAAGTTGTATGAAAAACTTCCAACAGACCATAATGAGTTATATGCGAAATTCTGTGAAAAAACAAAAGAGATGTATGAAAATGGAATTGTTAAAGAATATCTGGAAATAAATGAAAATAAGAAATACCATAATATACGTGTTAATACATTATGTAAAATGGCTTGTAAATAAATATATATATAAATAGAAATAGGTTATTGGACAACCAACACTTTTTTTTTGTGTCAGCATAGTAAAATGAGTTTAGAGTATCAAGCAACTTATCATAGAGAATGGTATAAGACACACAAGCAGTCAGAGATAGATAGAGTGAAAGAATATTATCAAGCGAACAAGGAGAGCATCAAGCAGAAGAATATAGAACGTGAAATAAGGAGGAGAGATAACCCGTTGCTTGTTATCCAGCCAGATATAAAGGATAGAGTAGAAGAAGAGAAGCCAT